ATGCCTGCCTCGTCAAATTTGATTGTTGCTACCACTGCTATATTAAATATGTTGAGGATAGAGAAGAAAGATGGTTAAAAGGATGGAGACCAAAAAATGAAGCTAAGTAAAACCAAATTAAAAGAATTAATTCAAGAGGTGCTTGCTGACGCGCTCGATGAAGCGCCAGTCGGCGCAGTGGCGCCCGTCGGCGACGGAACGGCCGGCCGCAAGCCGAAGCTGCAGAGAAAAGACGTCACGGATCCAATTGCTCAAACCACTGGCGCCGAACGCAGAAGAGGCCTTACATCAATAACGCAGCAGGAGGTGGAATTGATGGACGTTTTGACCAAACTTGAAAAAGAAATTTCGGCAGCCGGCAATCAAGTTCCCGCATTGGCACTTGACTATGCTAAGCGCGCCCTCGACATGGTTCAGAAAATGGGCAGCCAGAAGAGTGGAGGTGTCCCCACCGCAGGCACTGGCCAGAACGGGCAGAAGAGAGCAATGAAGTCCGACAAGATGGCCGCGACCCTACCAAAGCGTCCAACATCAAGTGCCCCAACGATGCGCAGCGGAGGCCGCGCGAAGGATAGCGCCTGGGGCGTCGGCAAAGCTGGCCAGCGCGGCCGTGCCGCAGCACAAGAAGCCATCGCAAGAGCCCTAGGGAAGATCTTAGAAGAAGGTCAACATACAAAAGGATAAACACTATGGCAACAGTCTATGAAATTATACAAGGTCTTTCTCAGGCCGCAGCGAATGCCTACGACGGCGCGCTAACCGAAGATGGCGAAGCCATCAAGGTTGGTCTCGAAAGAGAAAAGGGTGACCCCATTCTCGATAAGCGCGTCATTGACGGATTTAATGTAGTATTTTATGGAAATATGATGTGCCTCACCTATGAATCTGATGTTCAACTGAAGGAAGTCCACGCCAGTGGTTTTGAAAGCGACGTGGATCAAAGACTATCAGATATTGCTAAGTGGCTCAAAAAAGAATACCGCAAGATTACTGGCCAATCCGTCACTCTTACAGAAGAAGGCGAAGTCGATGTAATGGTTCAGAATATTTCCAACATGCGCACGTGGATGCAAGCCAAAAAGCACTACAAAGTTGGCGGCCTCTCTGAAGAAATGCAAATCGAGGCAGAGTCAAAGAGCACGCTAGATAAGAGTTGGAAGTCCTTTTTGGATCAAGGCGGCTGGAAAGGAAAGCGCCCGAAGAACGACACACGCCCTAAGAACAGCGGAGAGTAAAAATGAAGCTCTCGCGACAGGATCTTTATCGGATTATTCTCGAAGAATATTTGAAAGAAGAAGGGCTCACAGAGTCAAAGGCTGCTTTGGATTTGTTGCGGAGGATAAAAGGTGATCCAGACTATGATCCTCGCCAGGAGCCCGGCTCTTCCATGTATGATCCCGACTTTAAGGGAGATGATGAAACTGTTGCGGACGTCCGAGAACCCGCAGACGAAACCTATCCGATGGATAAGCCCCTGCGCGCCGAAATGAGCCAAGATGAAGTAGTTTCTGCAATTGGTGAATTAATCCACGGCAAAGGTCCCGATGAAGTATCGGAAATATTTGAATTGGTTTATACACAGATTCCTGGCGTTGAGATTGGAGCACCAGAAGAGGAATTACCACCGTCACCTTATTCTGGAAAAGCAATAGCACAGAGACAATTCCAACAAGGCCAACGTCGTACAGGATTCGAGGAATCTTTCGCGCTCGGCGAATTGATGGAACTTATCAAAGAAGTGTTATCAGAAGAGCATTCAGGTGAAGAGAGCTATGATGAGTGGATAGACACGCTTCTATCTCGCCTGACTGATCACTATGGAATGAACATAGATCATGAAGAACAGCTCCCCCGAGATCTTGATTACAGGCAAGCCCACGCTAAAGGGGCATGCCCTCATGCAACTGCCGATCAGGTTGCCAAAGAATATTAGAAATGTATGAGTTTTCAACTAGACAAAAAGCAGAGAGTTAAAGAAATTTTAAAGTGTGGCAAGGATCCATCTTACTTTCTCAATACATATGCCCGTATATCCCACCCGATGCACGGGCTGATTTTGTTTGATACCTATGATTTTCAGGACGAGCTTCTAAAAGAGTTTAACGACTATCGGTTCAATGTGATTCTTAAAGCAAGACAGCTAGGAATCTCAACAATTACAGCCGGCTACATCGTATGGATGATGCTATTCCATCGCGATAAGGCGATTCTTGTTATGGCGACAAAGTTCGCGACAGCAGGAAACTTGGTAAAGAAAGTCAAAAGCATCATGCGCAATCTTCCCGATTGGCTGAAGATTGCAACAATCGATGTGGATAATCGCAACTCATTTGAGCTTTCTAATGGTTCTTCCATTAAGGCTGCTTCTACGTCTGGAGACGCAGGGCGTTCCGAAGCTCTGTCTCTTTTGGTTCTTGATGAGGCTGCCCACATCGAGGGCCTAGATGAGTTGTGGACTGGCTTATATCCTACGTTGTCAACTGGTGGACGTTGTATTGCGCTATCTACCCCCAACGGCGTTGGCAACTGGTTTCACAAAACATGTGCAGATTCTGAAGCGGGAACCAACAACTTTCATTTAACCACTCTGCCCTGGGACGTACACCCAGATCGCGATGAGCAATGGTATAATAAAGAAACGAAGAACATGTCGAAACGCCAAATCGCTCAGGAGCTTCAATGCAACTTCAACACTTCGGGAGAGACTGTCATCGATCCCGCATGTATGGAGTGGCTCTTGTCCACCGTTAAAGAGCCGAAATATCGCACCGGCTTTGATCGCAATTTTTGGATTTGGGAAGAGTTCGATCCAACCTGCAACTATTTGATGGTGGCCGATGTAGCAAGAGGTGATGGTGCGGACAATTCTGCATTTCATATTATAAAACTCGAAACGCTTGAAATAGTGGGAGAATATCAAGGCAAGCCAACACTCGACATGTTTGCCGCAATGCTCAATCAAACAGGACGAGAGTTTGGAAATGCTATGCTTGTAGTGGAAAACAACAATATAGGATTTTCGGTATTAAATAAGCTCGCAGATTATGTATATCCGAATTTATATTACTCTATTAAATCAACCCATGAGTATATTGAACAACATCAAGCAGAATACAAGAGCAGCGCAGTGCCAGGGTTTACAACCTCTATGAAGACGCGCCCCCTTATAGTTGCGAAATTAGAAGAGTTTATCAGAAATAAACTAATTAAGATATATTCATCTCGCATAATTAACGAAATGAAAACTTTTATTTGGAGGAACGGAAAACCACAAGCAATGAAAGGATATCATGATGATTTGATTATGGCTCTGGCAATTGCATGTTGGGTAAGAGATACGGCGCTGCAAGCAAACGCAAGAGATTTAAATTATCAAAAAGCCTTTGTTGACGCCATTATTACCAGCAATACGACCATGAATACGCAAATTAAAGGCCAACAGGGCTATAAAAAAGATAATATTTTTGATAAAATGAATGAAGCAAAAGAAGTATATGAACAATTCGATTGGATCATAAAGTGAGAAATATAAATGCCACAAGATAAAAACCCCAAAGATCAACAAAGTACCTTATTTAAAGCGTTAACACGACTGTTCTCTGGGCCCATCATCAATTACCGGTCCCAGTCCGGACGCCGAATTCGGCGACAACACCTCGATAAGTTTTCGTCCAGATTCAAATCAGCTTCTGGTCAACAATTTAAAAAGGCCCTTTATAACCCCTTAGATCAGCTTACAACAAATGCAATCGCGAATCAAAAACGAACAGAGCGATATGTGGATTTTGATCAAATGGAATACACGCCCGAGATTGCATCGACAATGGATATCTATGCAGACGAGATGACGACCTACTCAGAGTTGCGTCCTATGTTAAATATTAACTGTCCCAACGAAGAGATCAAAGCAGTCCTCGCAATTCTTTATGAAAATATATTAAACGTTCAGTATAATCTCTTTGGCTGGGCCCGTACCATGTGTAAGTACGGAGACTTTTTTCTTTATCTAGATGTTGATGACAAATACGGCGTTCAGTCAGTTATCGCATTACCAAGCCAAGAGATAGAGAGGCTTGAAGGCCAAGATTCTACAAATCCAAATTATGTTCAATATCAATGGAACTCCGCCTCCTC